TGGACTTCGGGGACGGCGGGGGGGCGTTTTTGACCTGCGGCTTCCACCCCTTTGGGGGGCGTCGATACGCCAACTCCTCCGCTGCCTCCTGCTCCTCTGTCAGATTCCGGGGTTGTCTTACCACTTCGTCCATCTCCGACTCCTTCGGTAAATTGCCCCTCTTTATCGCGGGGGTGTTTGGACTCATCCCATTTTACCGCATCTTCAGTGGATTTGGCAATCGGTTGCACCTGAAAGAAACCAGTCCCCCCATCATCGAACAGGACTCGCGCCATCGTCGCCTGATCCGCCGGGACTGGATGCCACTGCGCGTCCAGATAGGCGACGGTACCCGTCCGACCGTTGAGGGTGATAGGTTCAGGCAGGATCATGCTCGGAACCCCGACGCCAAAGACGCGGCAAACTGCCTCGCCTGTTCAGCTTGCTGTCGTTGATGCCATCCCAACATGGATTCTGTCAACTTGACCCACGGAGAATCCAGATCCGGTGGCTTCTCCTCCTCCCATGACCGGGGGTAGGCCAACCACCGCGTAATCTCGGCTATCGTTTCATTGATGGCGTTACGGTAATTCCGCAGCCCTATCCGTTTCTCGGCTTCAGCGGCCCAGTACGATTTGGCATACCGACTATGCCCATTTTCAGCAATCATCTCATCAGTGATACCGGAGAAAATATCTCCCCCACTCAACCGGGCCAGCACGGTAGACGCCGGAAATTCCTCGGCCATTTCCTTGGCGTACTCGGGCTTCACCTGACGGCCAATTTTATGGGGATCGGTGGTAAACCGCTCATGAAACCACGGGGTATAGGCATCCTCGGTCGTAGCTTTGACGAGATACCGTTGAAATTCCTCCTCCGCCGCAATCTTCAACTGGTGATAGATCGCATGAGAAATTTCATGGGCTACCACCCCCTTGACTCCGGGGGCATTCGCATACGAGATATTGTTGGAATTCAACTGAATGCGTTTGGTAGTCGGATCGTAGTGCCCCGCCTCGGTAAATTGCTTATCTCCAACCGTAAACGGATGCGGAGCTTCGTCCACCACGTCAATCAAACGTGGATCAACGCCCAAATCACTGGCTACGTCTGTCGCCAGATTCTGGACGATTTCCTTCCGCATCAGCGGTTCTTGTTGCTTCAGCGCAGTTTCGGCCTGTGCCAACGCTTGGTTGGCCTGCTCCAATGTGGCTTGGGATTTCTTGTACGCCGCATACCCGGCCTCTGGATACCCCATCGGGGTTTCCGCCTGATATTCAGCGTTCAATCGCTCCACTAAAGCTCGATGGGCTTCTCTGGTGTCAATATAGACATCAGTCGCTTCCATCACCGCCTTGTTGCGCTTGTTCCATTCCACACGGGCGGGGCCACTGCCTTCGGGATCCCCCGACTTGGCCTCCGTTCCGGCCCCGGCCTCCGTGAACTGTCCTTCCTTGTCACGGGGGTGTTGGGATTCATCCCATGCCGCCTTCAACATCGCGGCTTTGGTCTTAGCCTCATCTTCGGCAATTGATTGCAACGCTTCCGCTTGGATCTGAGCGGTGGCGGTCAATTCGAGGTATTGCAGGAAATTGTTCGTGGTCTGCTTCAGGAAGGTATCGAAGCTGCCCACGCCCACGAAACTCGGTTTCTTCTTGGAGACGGTACCGGCTCCGAAGACGGCACACGACCGGAGCATGTACGTGATCCACTCGCGGTTCTCGGTGCCGACCTCCGTCATGTCCAGATCGGTGACAAGACGGCGGGCTTCATCCCATTTGTGGTCGTTGCAGGCTTGGGCAATCTTCGCGTACAGCGGAGCCGACTGCTGCCGCCATGACCGTTGGAGCCTCCGGACAAAGGCCCGCTCCAACAGCACATACGTCCGCAGATCGAGCGTCGGCATCTTACCGGGTGGCGGCAATCACGGAGGACAGATCCGCGTCATCCGATCCAAACACCATCATCGCCAGCAGGCTGTTGAACACACGCACATCATCCGGGTGGAGCGTGTCTAGCTCCTCGTTGATAGCATCCGCTCGCTCTTTGGTCAACTCCTGCTTGATCGCCAGTTGGGGCATCAACCCCTGATAGATGGCGTAATCCTGCGCTAGCGTCAGGATGTCACTCGCCGCCTTCTTCTCCTTCGGCTTAGCCCGAATCGTCTCATCCTTGGCGGGCACTGGGTGCATCTCATCCCCCGGTTTCAGGATGACGTGTGTCTCCTTCGGTGGTGGCTCGGGCTTGGGTTCCTGTTGCGGAGCCGTCATCTGCGGAGTTTGGGTAGACGCGGGCAGTTCACCGTGGTGCATCTCATCGATGGTCCGCGTATTCGGCAACGGCGTTTGACCGGGGGCCACATTCGGGGCCGGGACTTCCGCCAGTTCCAACGACGTGCCCACCGACGTATTCACTTCCTTCAGGAAGGATTCCCGCGTTGCCATCGGTGCCGACAATTCCAGAGCCGTCAGAATCGACGTGACATCCTTCAAGGTAATGGGCTTGGACTTGAATTCCAGTGTCTTGAGCTTCAGTTCCTTGATGATCGTCTTGTTGATGATCTTGTCAAACTCCTCCCGCTCCGGACCAAAGACTTGGGCCTCCGCAATCATGTAGGCCACTTGTGCCGTCGCAAAGTTGTAGGATTCCTCCCGCCCCAGAAAAATCTTGGGCAACCGGAAGCCGATCCGCACGTGCTCCTCGGTGGATTCATCGTAGTTGGTGAACATCGCGTCTTGGGATTGGGCAGAACCGAATCGCTCGACTTTCACATCCACCTTGCCCGCCGCATCCAGTGATCCACTGGAGGATTGCACCTCCACGACCACCGCCCGGTTCTTGTTCTTGTTCAGGCCAGACAAATACATGCGGAGTTGGTCGGAGGTGTCCTTGATGAGTGTGCCGCCTTGGATAAATACGATGGCCGGAGGCAGACCACCCGCATCCAGAAATTGCAGGTTCTGTTCCTCCGCCGCTCGGGAACCGATGACGGAGGGTAACTCGTTGATCCACCGGGGGAGGAAGTACGGGGTGGTCACGTCCGGATTGATCCCAAACATCAGCAGTTCTGATCCCCGCTTCTCCGGCGGTACCTTCTCGGTGTCCGTCTCCCAATCCCCCGTTTCCCGGTTGATTTCACGGGTGGACCCATACTCCCGGTAGTACACCTGCTGCTTCAGGGCCACCGTCTGTGCAAATCGTCGCTCCCGCTCCCAGAGCACCAGTTCCACGACTTTCCCGTCCCGCTCAATCTTCTTCTTCACCTGAATGGGGGCATCCAGCTTCACCATGCGAACATGCTGCGTTTCAATGTTCCGGATAGCTACTACGTCCCCGGCCACATTGCGGAGTACTTCGAGGAACGCATAGCCCACCGATTCCATCTGCCGCCGCATTCTCCGGCGTATCGACACAAACGAGGTGTTCGGATAGGGTTCTTTGAAGAATCCCTCCGCTACTTTCTTCTCCTCCTCATCGATGTCATCCGCCGTCGCATCCTGTTTGCGGATGCTGCCAAAAGATGTCGGCGGAGGAATGCCTGACTGTGCCGGAGCGTTGTCCTCGGCTCCCGGCTTTCCTGCGGACTTGTCGGAGGCTTTATCCTTCGCCGGAATAAACTCATGCCCGGTGCCATCGATGTTCACTTCCATCGCTTCGATGCACTGGTTGAGGATGTTGTTGGTCTGGACGAGGTTCAGGAGGACGTTGGGTTCGAACGGGGGCATCAGGAACAGGTTGTTCTGCTGCCCTGCCGTGTAATAGAGGCTGGAAAACTCATCCTCTAATTCGACGGCGGAGTGCGCCATCACCATCCACGTTTCACCCTTGATCACCTTCTGGATGAAGGTAATCTTGGATTCAGGAGTGTCTTTGGGGGGCGTGCCGTCCGTCAACTTGAGCATACGGCCCTCTTGTCAAATCAATCGGTTGTAGTTCAGACGGACACCAGTATACGGGACTGCTGCACTCAATTGCAACGGAGAGTTGGGGGGTGGGTCTGAGAAAAAAGATAGGCCACTATCATCAGTGGCCTCTTGATAAACTAGTAGTCCTGCACTTCCTCCCACACGCCATCGGGCGGCAACAGCATGTGCTCCCGATCATAGTTCGTGAACACGTCCGCATGTTCCAACCACGTCCAGCCTACGCTGAAGGACCAGTACTTGGAGCGTCCGTGGAAATCGCGTTTGGTCATGCTCCGAATGCGCCACCCCATTCGCCGCCTCCTACCGAATGATCCGCAGAAACCGCCACCCGATAAAATACCCGATGAAAAAGCCGATCACCATGATGACAATT